AGAAAAGGGTGCTGAAGCTAAGGTAGCTTCTATATCTGGTTATATACGAAATATGGAAAAGTATCTTCGTGATGGTGATTGGGTTGATGCATTCTATGGTAAAAATCAAGATAAAAAAGTTGGCCGGGTCTGTAAAGCATTAGCGTATTACTGGTATGGACCTAATAAGGGTACGCCTAAACGTGATGTTGGTACATTCTATCCAGATATAGGTATTATTTGGGAGCATGACATGGTTGAGACTGAAGAGCCTGTTAAGAAAACTCGTAAGAAGAAAGGTAATCCAAGTAGTAAGACAGATAAAATTTTAGCAAAGAATATTAAGAAACTTGCTAAATAATAGTACCTTATAAAGGAGAGATTCTTTTGAGTAAAGTAATCGCATTTCCAAAAGGAAAGAAAGGCCATCCTCCTCAAACGTTGGACGAGATGGCTGAAAATATGCTATATAGAAAAACCAATTATATAAACGATATAGTTGATTTTTATGGCACAGAATTATTAACAAGGATTAGTATGGATGGTTTTGAGATGGATGAGGATGCTTTCGCTAAAGATTTCGCATTCACTCTTGAAGGTATAAGGTCGTGTCTATATAGAACTGCTGGCATTGATCATCCATTGCAGAAATCTGTTGATGAAACCATTAAATTTGATTATGCCGACGACGACGATGATGATGATGAGTAGATATACAACATAATTGTGGAAATATATAATGATTTTAGTAGACTTTAACCAGATATGTATCGCTAATCTAATGATGCAATTGAAACATGTTGGAACATTAGATGAAGATATGATTCGTCATATGATTTTGAATAGTCTTCGCGCCAATAGGCAAAAGTTCACTGAAGATTTTGGTGAGCTTGTTATTTGTTGTGACGATAGAAACTACTGGCGTAAAGATATCTTTCCTTATTATAAGGCTCATCGCAGGGGTGACCGTGAAAAGTCTCCCCTCGATTGGAACCTGATTTTTGAAACGCTCAACAAAGTGCGTGACGAAATCAAAGAAACTTTCCCATACAAAGTTATCCGAGAAGATCGCGCAGAAGCAGATGATATTATTGCATCAATCTGCCACAAGTATGGTCATCTCGGCATCAAGAATAGTTCAGCAGAGCCTATTCTCATATTGTCTAGCGATAAAGATTTCGCGCAACTCCAGAAATATGCTAACGTAGAACAGTATGCTCCTAGCACGAAGAAATGGATACGCATCAGTAATCCAGAACGATATCTACGTGAGCATATTCTACGAGGAGATCGTGGTGATGGTATACCAAACTTCCTATCTAAGGACAGTTGCTTTGTGAATGGAGAAAGGCAAAAGCCCCTATCTACTAAAAAAGTAGATGCTTGGGCATCACTTGACCCTTCAGAGTTTTGTGATGATCTTATGCTTAGGAACTATAGCAGAAATGAAACGCTAGTCAATTTAGATTGCGTACCAGAAACTATGCAGAATTCTATAATTGATCAATTTGATAAATACGAGGAACCCAGTAGGAAAGGTCTACTGAATTATTTTATAACAAATAGATTACGAAATCTTACTGAACATATAGGTGATTTTTAATGACTAAAACATGGTACGAGATTCTCGAATGGTGTTCTAAAGGGAAGACCAAGAAAGAACGAATTTCTCGACTACAGAAAAATAGTAGTCCTATATTAAAACAAATATTAGGATATACATTTGATCCAGATGTAACATGGCTATTACCAGAAGGCATACCTCCATTTAAACCAGTTGCAGACAGTGCAGATATTCATGGTCAATTTCAGTCTGAAATTCGACGATTATATTTATTTGTTGACGGGCCCACAGAGACGCAACAGAAATTAAAACCCCAAAGACGGGAACAACTTTTTATCGAAATGTTAGAATCTATTCATCCTGATGATGCTAAACTTCTATCTTCGATGAAAGAGCGAAAGCTGCCCTTTAAGGGCATTACAAGGAATGTTGTATCAGAAGCATTCCCAAATCTATCTAAAAATTGGCAAGGGTAACTGAAACATGAGTAAAACATTCCGCCGAAGTAAGCGGTATTTCGATGACGATTCTAATCAGGAACGTGACGAAACACAAACTGCATGGCGAAAAGAGAAGCACCAAGAGCGACGCAAGTCTAGGGTACAGCAACATGATTATGAAGAGGTTGAAAATGAAGAAAGCCTTCATAGTAGGCAACGGTACTAGTAGAGTACCCATTCCACTACCAGAATTAGTAGGCAAAGGCGTTATATTTGGATGCAATGCACTATATCGTGATTTTACCGACTATGATTATCTTATATCTATAGATGATGAAATTATAGAAGAAGTGCAGGATAAAGCGAATGATGATAGATTAATCATACCTGATGAAGAAGATAGGTGGGAGCATTCTGATTACAGTAAGAATAGACGAAGGTCTAATGCTGGTATGAATGCTATGATAGAAGCAGTAAATAAAGACTGCACTAAAATCTATTGTTTAGGCTTTGATTTCATTTTAAAAGATAAAATTTCCACAAGCAATGTGTATGAAGATACAGAATGTTATGGTTCAGAAACTCATGCAAATGAAGCTGATAATCCTTTTCGTATAAAATATTTGAGTTGGTATATGAAACAGAATAAAGACACAAATTTTACATTCGTTTTACCAAGAAATTTTAAATACGAAGCTCTATCTGGGCCTAATGTTACTGGTATATACATCGACAAGTTTATGGCTAAATACTGTGGATGATAATATTGTAAGTTTAACTGACCTAATCGAAACTAGGCTCAGAAAAGAACAAGAAATAGAGTACTATATGGATGCTCTTACACAACTCCAAAAGAAAATTAAATATCTACAGAAAGATGTTAACATAACAATTTTAATTATTGATCTAATCGAAAAAGAGAAAATTATGACTCTTGATGAGAAAGCTTTAAAATTAACAAATGTTGTTCAACTTGTGGATAAAGAAAATGATTAATATAGACCATATAATAGCTAATCTAAAAGAAGTATATGATCCAGAGATGGAAGGTATTAGCGTATACGATCTAGGACTAATATACGATATTAAGATTAATGCAGAGGATCAATGGGTAGAAATCACACATACATTAACTAGTGCTTTCTGTCCATTCGCAGATCAAATGGTCGCAGATATAACGAAAGCAGGATATGTATCTGAAGTTCTCAACGTAGAAGTGATCACCACATTTGATCCCCCATTTACTATGGAAAGTGTGCCAGAAGAAACACGATTATTAATGGGGTGGTAAAAATATACTGTGACTGATAGAGAAATCGCCAATCTAATATGGATGAAGATAAAAGGTGTGCCAATTCCAGACTACTACACAGAAGAAGATTGTGTGAGTATTATATATCGCTATTGGGCAAGATGTAGTGACTAATCCGTAACCAGGAGACTATTGTATGTATTTTAATGATTATCAATGTCGCGCAAAAGAGACTGCGGTATACCCAAGTGAAAAGGCTCTAGAATACCTAGCATTGGGGCTTGCATCTGAAGCTGGTGAAGTAGCTAGTATTATTTCAAAATGGGTAAGAGGCGATAAAGGAGAGATTGACGCAGAAAATATGAAAAAAGAACTGGGTGACGTTTTATGGTTTATTTCTGTCATGGCTAGTGAATTAAAGCTTGACTTATCTGATGTGGCGTTGTATAATACACTCAAGCTCGCAGATCGTGCAGAGCGTGGTGTAATTAAAGGTGATGGAGACAATCGTTGAATATTTTCTATCTAGATCGTGACCCTAAGATTGCTGCACAGATGATGTGTGACAAGCATGTTGTTAAGATGATACTAGAAAGCGCGCAGATGCTATGTACTGCACACCGTGTTGTTGACGGTGACCGACTTGCTGATGCGGCAGGGTTTTATAAAATGACCCATAAAAATCATCCCAGTACTAAATGGGTTCGCACCTGTAAAGAAAATTATACTTGGCTATGGAAACACTTTGATGCTCTATTAAAAGAATATACTCACCGCTATAATAAAGTTCACGCTACTGCAAGATTTCGTAATGTGCTATACATGTCTCCTGTCTATATTGAAAGGCGACCAAAGTTTACTGACCCGCCTCAGTGTATGCCAGA